TTACGTCCTCGTTAAGTTAATCTGCCCTTTAATCACCGTAGGCGCCCCCGTGAAGCCCGTTCCTATCGAAAGCGTAACAAGATCACCTGCAACAACTGTATTGCCTCCTGATGCCGCTGTTTCGCTTATGGTGGTTGTTGCGGTAACAGCGCTTAACCCGGTAACTGCTGCTGCATTTATTTGTACGGCAATGCCTCCTAGCGTGCCGTTGTCAACCTGCAGTACCAGCGAATCAATTGTATACCCAACCAGCGCTTTCAGGTTAAGGGTGTAGGTTTTTGCAGTGCCTGCCGTGAAATCACCAAATTCAAACTCAATCCAATCCTTCAGGTAATTTGCGTTAACAGTGGGTATGCTTGGCTTGTTTTTTATAAAATCCATGGCAGTATCAGTTGCCTGGTTCCAATCGCTCTGAATTTGTGTTGCACTTATCTTCACCTTATTCTCATCAACCCCGGCCCCTTCCTCAATCGTAACATTGTCCCCTGCTACAATCTTATCTTTCAAATACCCGGCTGCTGTATCACCTGCATCATATTTCACCTTCTCATCCAAACTTACAGCCGATACTGCAGCCGGAGTCTGCAAATGACTCGCACTTGTGTCGCCTTCATAAACCAGGTACGATGTAACAGCGCTTGCGCTGGTTGTCTTAGCATAAACCTTCAACACAAGCCTGTCAGAAACAAGCAGTTCAATCTCTGTGTTTGCAGCATAGTACGTTTTAAACAACTGCACAACTTCAGCCGTAATAACAGGCGTTTCAGCGTTGAACAACTCTGTTTCTGTTCCACCTGCCGCCCGCTTGTATACCCGATATACAAAAGTTGTATCGCCGGTATTGCTGCTGCTAACGTAATGGTAAAAATCAAACTCCCAAATACCCGGATCTATTTTGGTGGTTCCGGGTGTACCTACTGCAGTAGAAAACTCCTGAATTAAAGTTTCACCATCGCCGCTAACAATGGCAACGCTTGCAATTTCTTCTGTATGATCTGCCGGTACTTCCAGCAGGCTTTCATAAGTTGCAATATCACTTGCATCATTATGTAGAAAGAAATCCTGCCGCCTTACATATGGTATTTCAATCTCAATGTCTTCCTTCTCATTGTTCTGCTTCAGCTTCAATATTCGTGAAGCCTGGTTAAACTCCAACCCTGTCACATAAGTGTCAACCATCGTATTCACCGGCTGCTGCAACCCTCCCTGGAAGTACACATAATCCAGATAGAAGCCCGCAAAAATCTCCCCATCTGTCACAGTTGAATACATAAAGGCAATAGCATCAAACTGGGTGCCTTCCTTCGTGAAATCATCCATCGACACCACAAGCTTTTGCCAGGCGGTTGAGTAAATATTGAAGCTCAGTCTCACAAAGTTTGAAACCGGCACAGCGCCTTGCATCAGAACAACAAAAAGCGAATGTGTGGCCGACATTTCAGCCTTTAGCTTTAGCATCAGCGTCAAGGTCCCAAAGTCAGCAAAAAGGTTCAGCGTCCCTGAAATAAACTTCAGGTAATCAAACCTGCCAATATTGGTAACCTCTGCACACTTGCTTCCATGTGCCGGGTCAGTCAGCGAATCATAATCAACCGTAGTTCCTGCCGCTATTGCTGTCCATTCTGTGTTCTCGTCGTACACTATTGTATTCACAATCGGATCACCTCCTGGTGTAGTTGGTTCAGTGGCTCCTGCCTCAATCCATACATCGGTAAGCTCTATCTGGGTTAACGGGTCTATCTGTGGCTTGATCGGGTTTGCACCTGGTGTGCCTTTTATAATTATCGGACCTGTGGCATCCAAGGCTATTACATCCCTGCGTGTATAGGTGGCATCGGCTGCATCATGTGTCACTGTGGTATAATCGAACTGGTAAGGCAATTTGTTTAAGCGGTAAGCCGTGGCTGTTACTCCATTCGTAAGGCCTGAAACCCAAACAACCTTGCCACCCGATATAATTCCATCCGGTTCCGTTACTATAGGCTTAATTACAACCCGGCCCGTTGTTTCGTCAATGGTCTGTTCAAAGAAATCGCTGCTCAAATACCCTGCCTGCCCAACAACGCTCATGCTCGACGGATCTACCAGCTTTACCTTTTCGTCAGGTGTGGTTACAATAACGGTTCCTCCCCCGCTTCCTCCTGTGCCAGCTTCACCAGATGGTTTGCCGTAGTTTATTTTCTGAATTACTGTAAAGCTGTCAATTTCGTATGGCTTAACCTCGCAATACCTCCCGTCAATGGTCTGCATACGGTCATTATAAGTTATGCCCGCCTCCAGGTACCGCTTGTTGCTGTTCGTTGTATCAACAAATACCATATCGATGCCTGGTATTGCATCAGCAAGCCGTGCCCGGTAACTTTGCCTTGCCAGCTTCATCTCTGCTGCAATCAGCCGGGCCACCATTTCAGCATACGTAAACTGCCCTGTATGATTATCAACCTGCCACAAAGTTGTTGGTCCGCCAGCATACAATCCATCAACGTAAATAAAACCACCGTCGTAAAGTGTAAGCCGGTTTGGTATTGCCGGGAGGTCACCGTTAACCATCGTAATGTCTTCCGGAACATGGTTATTGCCCAAATCGTTTACCAGCACGAATTCTCTTTCAGAAGCATACTCCTGTTCATCTTCATCAGCTATAAGCAGCTTCACATTACGAAAGCAGTTACCTGCAACTGTCTTATCGGTATGTGTCAGGAACAAATAAAGCTGCATTGTCCCGGCTGTGGGTATGCCGCCTTCCACTGAAAAGCTTACATCTTCAAAATGATTAATTACTTCATTGTATGGGTAGGATGGTGTTACATCAGGTTCAACATGGTAAGTGGCCGGGAACGGCCAATGGCTTTTTTTCTTAACGTGCGCCTTAACCGGAACTGCTCTTTTGTTGCCCAGGGTTGCGCTCCATCTGTGCCGTACTTCCCTGCCTTCGGTGCCTTCATACAAATATGGCTCAAGCGTGTAGTTCACTCCATTATCTCCGTCAAGGAACAGCGCGAAAAATACATAACCCCTGCTGCCTACAGGTCCCATCAGCGCATACGACAGGCTGAAGGTTAACTGGTCCGATGCCTCATTCACCTGCATAGGTTTTCCTACCAGGTACTTTTGCCTGTCTGCACTCTCCCACGGGTTCAAATGCTCGATGCCTGGCAAATAAACATACTTATTCCCGTCGCTGTCATACACCCGCTGCTGTGGAGTTACACCTACAGCTGTCCAGTCATCAAAATTGGCACCATCATAACTTCCAAAATCTGAGTTTTCAATCAGATTCCCTTTGTAGCCAAACTCCTGCTTAACTGTAATCTGTTTCATTGCAGGCATAAACTCCAGGCCCGGCTCATCTTCGTACCAGAACCCTGCAAACTCAGTCGAAAAATTAACAGTTCCATCAGCCACCCCTGCACTGGTGTAATGGTAGCAGGTAATCGATGAAGCAGTCCATTTATCATTTGAAATGATCCACCATTCACCGTCACGCTGAAATATCCGGCATCCCTGCAGCAGCATTGTAAGAACCTCATAGCAGCTCATGCCCTGGTAGGTAACCACATCTTTCAGCACCTTCACAAGTGGATCTCCTGTGGTAATAATAGGCCTGATTCCAACAGCCGTATTAATCGGAAGATCAAGACCTGTTTTGGCAAGAATTATTGCAATAATCTGCAGTGGCGTTTTTTGCCCGGTATAGTAATTTTTGTTTGAATCTAAAAAGTCTTCCTCCTTCAGCAAACCTAAACCATCATACCCTGTAATGCCTACCTCATAAGGTGCAGGAACAAGCGGTTCCTCCCACGTATCAGCTTCAGCAAACGTTGCAGAAAACAGTACATTGTTTTTATAAACAAGTATTTTGTTTTTCCTTGAATTGGAAGAAAAGAAGTCGTGGAATTCGAAATCGGTTTCAGAATCAAAATAAATTGAAGCCTGTGAACCGTACACAACAGGAAGCCGTTTACTTGAATTATCGCCCCATGTCACCTCACAAGCAACTTCGTCATTGGCATATTCGCGGTACGTTACAGCACCCGCGTAACCTTCCTGGTGTACCTCAATCCGGGTATCAACCTGGTTAATATCTTTATACTCTATCTGAAGCCGCTTGCTGTAGGCCATATTTTATATTAAATTGATAAACATCAACACTGCAAAAAACATAGCTAATTCAATCCAGGTAGTATGGTTTTTCACCTTTTCACGAAGCATGTAAACAGTAGCTGCAATTGTAACAGCAGGAATTAGAAGAAACCAATACCGCTGAAGTATGATGCTGCTCATTACAATGTAAATCATTGAACAAACTATTGCTATAAGCGTGCTAATTATATGAGCCTTATCTTTAAGCTTGCTGTAACTGCCTGCTTTATTGCGGCTGTCTGGTATTATCCCTGCCCCGGCCAAACCTGCAGTCCCAACTATTCCGAAAATATTACTGATAAAAGAAACATCGAGCAACCAGATTGCCCTGGCAAGGAAGAAAGCCGCCGCAACATAAATAACTGCTATGACCAATCTTCTTTTTGTATAGCTCCCCTTAAGGTAATTAAACAGTGCTGAAACCGAACTTTTAACGCCTCCATATTTTTTCCACATAATTACAATATACGAAAGCCAAATAACTGCCCCCAACATCGCCGATTTTTTACTTTTATTTTCCATTTCCTTAATAACTTTAACCTCCTTAAACACCTTTTTCCTAAATTTTAAAATGTATCAACTTCCCCCCAAAGGCGAACTAAATTTTTGTCCACCCATACACCCCCGGAGCCCACGAATTACTTCCGCTTCCATCCCCTGCTGTGCATTCCCATGTGAATCCATTGTAAGTAACCTGGTCTCCCACTTTATAGCTGTCATGCGCCCCCGTAGGTTGTACCCACGGCAATATTTCATTGCTTTCAGTTGCTCCAATCTCAATCCACAAATTCAAGTAAGTAAGCGTTCCCGGCTCCCAACTATTAGTAGGATGATTGCTCACATACTTTTTACCATTGTGTTCAACCACTTCGCCTAACTTATACACATCATGCGCCCCGGTCACAGGAACCCACGTCTTAGCTTCCTGTTCCTCTGCCTTTGTAATCCCTTCAAATACTATTTCTTTCCATCCCGCCTGTGGTGGTTTGTTCTTGTTGTTGTCAATTTCCGAAACGTAAACCTTACCGTTATTCAACCAGCAGGTTTCTTCTTTTGCGTAAACCCTGAAATGATTCCACTTTTCAACCATGTTGTCATAATTGAAAGTCCAAACACTTAGCGTTTCCCCTTCATGTTCCTGCTGTTCCTCTTTGAAATCCCATCTCACCTGAACAGGACAACCCTGATGTCGAAGATTCTCTGTAACAGTTGCAGAAGGCATTGCGCCCGTTGGTGTCATTGTTCCTCTTTTCATGCTAATTGAATGTGTAATATTCCAAGTCTTTTCATATCTGCTGTATCGTTTGGAATTTTCGCATCAGTGCTACTAATACCGTTTGATAATGTTTCTATGTTTTGCCAAGAGGCAAGGTTTATGTCAGCCCTCCTATAAATACAGCGTAGCTGAGAACCGTTGTTCGTGTTCGCATTCGCAAGCGAATTGTTCGAATTACGCGCTGCGAGACCCGCATTCGTTCCATTGTTCAGATTGCCACCCGCGTGAACGGAGCGCAAAACAACGCTTGCCGATATAAACCTTTTATTGTTCATTACAATTTTTTATAGCAGAGCCGAGAACCGCTGATCGAGTTCGCAAGCGCAAGCGAATAGTACGAATCACGCGCCGCGAGACCCGCATTCGATCCAGAGCTCAGAAAGCCACCCGCGAGAACGGAGCGCAAATAGTTTCGGTTAGCTGCATCGCTTAGGTAACTGTAAAATAAATCACAGTAATACTTTGCTGAATCGGCTCCTAATGCTGCAAGCGGTATAAACCCACGTCCTACCCCACCTATCCAACTTGTTGTATCTGCTGTTAATACATCAATGTTTAAATCAATGTAGTTAGTTAAAACATCAGCATCAACGGAGGTGAACACACGAGGGTCTGGATGAACCCATGCTGTTTTCTTTGCCCCAACCCGTCCGTCAAAACTGCAACCATCCAGAAACTTCCATTTTGCTCCAAAAATATTCTCTATAAACAAAAAACGATTAGCAATTGCAGTACCTCTGCCGCCTGTCTGCCAGCCTGCCGCTAAATCAGCATCCAATTCTCCTGCTCCGGTTTGTGCATTTATATATCCGTTTACAGTTGTCAGAATGTCTGTGCGCCCATTGTTTCTGAAATCTGCGGCATTATATGCAGCCCTTTCCGTGTAACCGGGCAGTACTGTCTGACTGTCTCTGTTTCCATAATATGAATAGAACAAAAGCTGAATCAGTTCCTGCGTGTAAAAGTCTAATTGATGTCCATTCCAGTCTGTGAATGTTGCTTTTGCTAAATCCCTGAATTGTACCATCGTCAAACTTCCGGTAGAAACAACGCCTGAGATTGAAGTTAATTTACCGCCAACACTATACCCTTCATAGCTCCCTATATACACTTCGTCACGCCCCTTACTCCCGTCCATCAAATCATAATCCCAGAAGCATTCATGCAATTGAAATCCGGTTGCCGGGGTAGAGCGTAAGGTATATGCAGTAATATATCCATTTACGTCATACTCAAACTTAACGTATAGCTTAGGGAATTTACCCATTACCTGCCCCAAACTCCCATCAGTTGCCCCTGTCGTTATCGGACTATCCCACGTTGCAAATGTGTGTATTTCCTCCCCCGCTGAATTAAGTCCAACCTTCTTAATCTGCTTAAAGTAATTGAGCATTTCAGTATCCTTGTCAACAACCGGGTCAGTTTCGGTATTATCCCAAAAAACCCGTGTGTTAAAAGAGTTCAACAATGACGCAAGTCTATCGCTTATGCTTTTCGCAACGCTATGTGCAATTGACTCCATTATGCCAAAACTTTTGCTGCAGTCATTACACCAGCTGTTGCCACAACTTTGTAGAATTGACCCTTTTTGCAGTCGGTCAAATTAATTTCATCAATGCCGTCAATTGTCCAGCTTAAATCAGGAATAACCCTGAAGTCGGTATTGTCAATCGAGCGATGAATTACTATAGTTGAGCTTTCCGAAGTAGTTACTTTTATCGCAACATCCCGGTCGTTTGCATTGAAGGCGCTGCTTACATTTTCAGCAACTGTTAAGTCTTGTAATTGTTCCATTTTAATATTGTTTAAGTCCTGTTTAAAAACTCTCTTTCTGCTTCTTTGTAACTTATGTAAATGTCCCCTTTGCGTATGCGTGCAGTGGGAATTATTACCCTGTCGCGACCGGCTGCTCTTTGTCCGTAATTGTTCCGGTGACGCGGATCATCGCTTCTTAAAATTTCTTCACCACTGTTCACCCTTACCATCATTCGGTCACCGGTAAATGAAGTACCAGGAACAACGCCACCCATTTCAAATTTCGGTATGGCAGCAAATGCCGCCAGCACGCCGCCAATAAGCGTGGCCATAAATGCCGGTTGTGTAAATACAGCAGCCGGACCGGTTGCAGCCGCTGATTGAGATGAATTAAAAACTGATGTTGCAATACTTTGCGCGAGCATTGCTGCAATAACCTGGGTAGCGGTTGAGAGCAGCTGACCCAAAAACCCTTCAAATCCGGTTTTAGCTAAACCAAGTGAATCAACCACACTTTGCCCTATCGCTTGGAAACCATATTGCATTGCTTCTGTCACTAATGCCTGTTTTTCTGCTAAAGAATCCATATATTCACCCATCGATGCCAGGTTCTCCTGAAACAGGGGCATATTCTTTTGCATCTCTTCCAGGTTGAGCTGTGGTTTAAACTCCAGTTTACCATCTCTTAAAACGCCCTTTTTGCCCATGCCCATCATTTCCAATATCTCTGCAGGGCTTTTGGCAAGCTTTACATCGCCAACAGTTCCAAGCATGTCAAATGCCTGAACCTTGCCGCCTGCCATTCCGGTTCCTAACCCGGCAGCAAATTTTCGACCTGCATCTATCCCTGCCGTTTCGGCCTCAGTGCTTAGGTCAATCAGCTTAAGTTTTGCGCGCGGGTTTAATGTGTTTTCAACTGCCTCAGTGAAATTGAGTGCTGCATCTTCACCGTATTCCTTAAAGTTATCGACTGTATTGTCGAATGCTTCTTTAATAATACCGGGTATGGCCTTAAAATCTCCGGTAAATACAGCCTTCAGTAATTTGCCAATGCCTTTAAGTTGTTCCCAGAAGTTATCGAACAACGTACCTACAAAATCAAACGTTGTTTTAAATGTAAGCTTAAGGTATTCAATTGCCCCTCTGAATATTGTCGATTCATTATACAGGTCAATGAAATAGTTTATCAGGTTTGCAATGCCTTTAATTGAGTCATTCACCCATCCAAGCATCACGGCTTTTGCACCAAGTATCATTTGATTTGTGCCACCAAACACCTGGGCGCCTACTGTGTGAAATTCTGCCAGCTCATTGGTCCATTCCATTTGAGCACGGGTGGCATTATCAACAACCGCCTGCATGCTCAAATCCATTTCACCCAGCTGACGGATAAAGTTAACCGCATCTTCACCCGGACCGCCAAATATATCGGCAAGTGCTGCACCCACTGCAGGCGATTGTTGCGGCAATGTTTGAAGCTGGCGACTTACAAGCTGCATCACTTCAAACATGCTCTTATTACCTGAACTGATATCGGCCTGAATTTGTGTTGAGCTTAACCCGATCATGTTCAAAGCGTCCTGTGTTGATTTGGTCATTTCCCGCAACCTGATACCGCCTTCTTTAATTGAGTCAGCAGCTTTGTCTGAGAAAATACCCATTTTGTTCCCCTCTGCAATCACGGCAAGCATCTGTTCAGCACTTGCACCGGCTTCGGAAAAGTGTGGAGCATATTCACTCAACTGCTGCAGAAAATCATCATTTGCATTGGCAGATGAAGCAAACCCGGCATTCATAATGTCGAAAGCCTTTTGACTGGTGGCGCCAAATTCGCGCATCAATACGTTTGAAGCTTTTATTGTCGCGTTTACATCCTGTTCGTAGCTATCAGATAGTGCCTGTACATTCCCGGTAAGGGCATCAAGGGCAGCGCCCTGTACACCCGTCAACGTTCCTATTTCAGTCCGTACCTTCGAAATCTCTTTGGCATATTCGCCAACAGCACGGGCGGCATCCATAACCTTATCAGCAGCAAAAAGAGCACCTGCAGCAATTGCAGCGCCTTTAAGCATGCCCTTCATTCCACCAACATCCTTGGTGAATTTGTCGGTCTGTGCCTTAAAGTCGAGAATGTATTTATATACTGTTGTGCTCATTGCCACTTTTTATTTAATTCTTCAAACCGGTTCCGTTTGCTTGGTTTCGGTTTGGCTGCCTGCTTCATCAGCTCATCACCTTTTATATACCAGAAATCATATACTGAAAGTGTTTTTCCCTCCGGAGGGCAAACGGTTCTGAATGCTACCAGCCTTGCCCGCCTTTCTGCCTGTATGTCGTCTGCCTCAATCCGTTCAATGAACTTTTCATAAGCAAGTTCGAACTGCTGTGGGGTCAAGCCCAGGAACGTGTCCAGGCTCAACCCCATTTGACCAACAGCAATTCCAGTCATTTCATCGAGGGTTAAGCCTTCTGCACCGGTTCCTGTATCAGTTCCTGCTTTCCCGGCACGGTTGCCTCCCTCTCTTTTAATTCTTTTTCGGCCTCTACAAGTCGGCCATACACTTCCAGTTCATCACCCGTTGCCTGGTCAACAAACTGGTCGAGTGTCAACTTAAATTCCAACCCTGCCCTTTTCGCGCAATCTCTTACCTGGAAAAAGATGTAAGCAAACAGGGGTGCAACTTTGCCTGCTCCCAAATCTTTGTTTTCAAACCCGGCAGCTTCAAAATCCCACTGCCCCCGAATTGTACGGTAAAAAGGGTAATTAACCCCGTTAAATGTTAAACTTGTTTTTGCTGTTGATTTTGCCATTGTTCAATAAATTTTAAGATTCTTTTTTTACCCTGGCACGGGTATTAATTAACGCTTTTACCTGCTGTTGCCAACCAGCTGGCAGTGCTGCAGTAAATTGCTGCAACGTAAAAGGAAATTCTTTTTTATCTTTCAACGATGCCCCGGCACACATGCAATAGGCATACTTCAGTAGCTCCTCAGTTTTGCCAAACTTTACGGCATCCATGTTTACCGAAAGTACCTGCAAAAGCTTTTCCCCTTCGTTTGTTTTAACGAAGGGGAATTCTTCTTTATTCAGTTTAATTACCTGTGCCATTATGCAGCAGGAACTTCTTTTTCAGTTGGCAAACCGTCAAGTGTAATAGTTGCAGAATAGGTTGCATCACCATCAACCGGTGCTTCTTCTCCAACTTCGCTCACATAGCCAAACCCTTCCAGGTATTTGTCGCCTGCAGATTCAACATTTTCAACTGCATCAGTATCTCCTGTAGGCCTGCCTGAGTATTTAACCTGAATTCGCGTGCGGGCTTGCCTTATAGCTTCAAGTCCAAAAAAGTCTACCCCATCATAAGTTGATAACCCGGCAATGGTTATAGTTCCCGGAGCATGCCGCCCCGGCCTGGTGCCCGATGCACCGCCGTCATCCTTGTGTACGCGCGTGCGCATTTCTGTAGTCCCTTTATAACCGTGACTGGTAGCATGCGCGAAAGGTGTCCAAACAGGTACTGCCTCAGTCCCTGTATTTTGGTAAAGCATTATATCCCCACCAAATCTTACTCCTGTATTAGCCATAATTTATATACTTTAAATTGTTAATTTCCTTTGTTTTTCGAAGTCTTTATCATTGAATTGACTGCATAGTAACCAAAATAAAAAAACAGAATTCCGCTTACCATCGGGAACAGTTCTTTTCCCAAGTCAAATAAAAACGCGGCATACTCCTTATCAATCAGCCAAACACCCGCTGCAGCTAAAAGAATGAAAAGAAAGACAGATGAAAACATAACTGCCATAATTCGCCTGGTATAACTACGGGCACTGTTTTCAGTGCTGCTCAGTTTATACCATTCCAACCATTGATCCCAGGCCTTCTGCGCTGCATCCGATTTTTCTTCATTCGTAAAAAACAGCTTATCAACCCCCGATGCAACGGTGTCGAATGTTTTCTGAGGGTCAAGCTTATCAGCCGAACTAAATATGTTTTTTAAGATTCCCATGTCTTAAATTTGAATAATTGTCAATTCAAAATTGTCAGCAAGCAGTTTTAGCTTGTTTATAGTATTGCGGCTGTTGGTAACATCCGTAATTTTGTCGTTGTCAATGTCGGCAAACTTTTCTCCAAGGAGAATACACCCTTCAATGTCGCGGGTGAAGTTTCCGGCATGTATAAGAATATGGCTCCGGCCTTTAACGTTGTTTACGCTGAAAGTTCCTTCGCCAAATTTTGGGCTGTTCACTTTACTTACCAGGTAACTTCCTGCAGAAATGCAGCTCATATTACGCATGTTGCCCATCCACGGAAGCTCAAGGCTTGCTGCCTTAAAAACAACATCGCCGTTTTCGTTCAGCAGCACAAACCGCCCGCAAGTCTGCAGGTGGTTAGTAAGTTCTTTCATGCGTATTAATACTGCTTTCATTTTATTAGTGCAGTTACTATAGTTGTAATAATTCCGGCTGCTCCGCCGAAAATCGCGCCCCACAGCATTACTTTTTGTTCCATCAGCGAAATGCGGACTTCATGTTTTGCCTGTTCAATATGTAGGCTCTTCACACTTTTGCTTAGTTCCTCCACTTTCATGTAGGTAATCACAATAAGTTCGCGTTGCGACAATTTTTGTAAGTCAATGTTTGCTTCTTCGCTCATTTCAGACTTGTTTAAACAGCAATTAAATAGATATTGAAAAGCCCGTGCCGCGCCAGGCACGGGCTTTACTCTTTGGTTGGTATATTAAAAATCAGGATTTACGCATTTTCTTCCAGCAGGGCAACAATACCTTTCTGGTCGTAGCGTGCATGAGCGGCTCCAAACCTTACCCAGCTCTCGATGATTGTTGCACCCAAATAACCAGGAGCATTTAGGTTTACTGAGGTTTTCAGCATACCTTCAGCCGAAGCAGTCATTTTATCGTGCCAGAACAAGTTGCCGGGGCAGTCGTTTGTCAACACAGATGCATCAATTGCATTTTTTGCATAGGCGGTAGAATATACCAGGCCGGTGTGCTGCTCATCGGTACTGCGTACCATAATGTTAAATCCCATTATCCGACCCAAAACGCCTTCAGCAAGTTTGCTTGCCTGTCCGGTTTTTTCGTAATCGGTAAATTCTGCCAGGGCAAGCAGGTCGCTGTAAAAGTCAGCAGTTACCAAACCCCACAACTGTCCTTGTAAACCTGAAATGTTCATCCGTGTAATCAGGTTGTGAACTTTAATCATGTCGGCTTTGGTTACAGCTTTGCGGTTTCCAATAACGCCACCGGCTGCCTTAATAACATTCGATGCCCTTGCAGCTCCCGAAGTTTTCAGGATATTTGTGGCTGTGGTAGGTCCCCAGTTCACGGCTGCAATATCAGCACAGCGTGTGTTGATGATTGAAGCCTGCTGCATTTGTTTCGTCTGCCTCTTATTATAGTTGAGGGCAAATTCACCAGGAAGGTCAACAGCGATAGGAGGAGCATAAACCAGGGTGGTGGTATAGTTGTCGGAATCATCCTTTGCTACATTAACTTGCAAGGGCAATGAAGCCGGTTCGCCTGATTTGCCTTTGCCTATGCTTCCCTGGTAAGGCCTTTCAACCTTTGAAACAGTGTCGGCTATGCCAGTTTCCTGCACCGCCTTTTTGTAAAAGCTGTTGTCGGGAAAAAGCTGCTTTTGCAACTCTTTCGAATACTTAATTGGACTAATTTCTGCCATTTTATTTCAGTTTTTTCGATTAATCAATCTTAACTGGTGCTGCAGTCAACACAAAGCCGGTTCCGTCAAATACAGCCTCAGCCGTAAATGTTTTGCCTGCTTCGCCGGTCAAAGTAGCGCCGGTTATACCTGTTCCAAATGCCATGGTTTCGGTACCATCTGTTTTCAGTTTGAAAACAATACGTGCACCTGCTTCAAGGCCTGCATCCAAAGTCAGGTTAACGGTGCGGTTGCCGGTTGCCGACACTGAAACACCATCAACAATAGTGAGCATGTTCTTTACAGTTATGGCTTGCGCCCCTGTAGCGGACAGAGCAACTGTGGTTGCTGGTCCAAACGGAAATTTTATAATCTGATCTGCCATTTTCTTGAGCTTTTAAAAGATTATTCGTACTGTGCCTTGTCGGCAGCTTCGAGTTTCGCAAACTTTTCGGGGTCGGTAACTTCCATTTTAGCCAGGGCGGCTGGGTCGTTCTTTTCGTACCACGCGAAATTTTTCTCATCAGCAGCAGCGGCAACAGGTTTGCCTTTTGCGGCAGCTACAAGTTCGCTCATGCGTGCCGTTGTGGCAACTTTCTGAGCCGGAGCAGTTCCTAACTGGTCAATACCAAGCATGTCAACAAACAGGTCCATGTCGGCTTCTGCCAAACGCCTGAATTTTGCCTCATTGCCGGTGTCGCCCTCGGTTACAACGCCTGTTTTCTTACCAACAACTATAAGCTGATCGATCACCTTTTTGGAAGGCTTTTCATCATTTAAGTTGATGGTTTCAAGCGCTGCAACAACCTGGTCTTCGCTTGCATTCTCATCGAGTTGCACACCAAGACCTTTCAGCTTTGCAATTACTTTTTTCATTGATTTTGAATTTTGAGTTATTACTTCATCGAATATTTTTGCCACCAGCTTCATTGGTTCAAGGGCGGCCAATTCTTTCTTTTTGCCTGTTGATAGTATTTCATCAACCAATTTAGCTTCCAGTGCCTCTTCAGCGCTGTACCAGGTGTCGGTCCGCATTGCTGCGTTTACCTTTTCCTCTTCCATGCCACGTTTTGTAAGAAGCTGCTTAAGCATGTCCTTTAGGGTGCTGATTGCTTTCCGGTCTTTTGCCGAAAGCTTTTTAATTGCTTCGCCATTGTCGTCGGCATAATAAGGAGAATGGATCATCACCTTTGCATAGTCGTTCATTGTTACCTTATCAGCTGCAGGCAAAAGAACAGCGGCCATACTTGCTGCAATGCCGTCAACCTGTACAATAATGTAAGCAGGCGAAGCCATCATTTCCGAAACAATGCTTAATCCGTGCGACACCATGCCACCTTCGCAATTCACCCTGATTTTAATTTCATCGTATTCGCGGGCAAGCCAGTTCAGCTCACGGGCAAATTGATGCCCGTTTATGTCGCCTTTCTCCTGGTCCTCACCCAGTGCTCCATAAAGCAGCATTTCTACTTTGCGGCGTTCGCGGTTTACTATTTTCGAAAAAATTAAATCCATTTACATGCTTTTTTCATTTTGAATTGTCGGCACTTTTGCTATATCTTTGAGCCGTAAAAGTCAATTGTTTTTTTGCACAAAACAAGTAAGTGTCCAACCCTAAAATACTTTCGTCCAACCCTTTCACAGTTTCTTTTTAACCAGTTTTTAAATAGCCACATTTACGCTTTTAAAAGCTTAAAAAATGGCACTAACAAAGCAGGCTGCTATCGATATTCTGTTTAATGAAGGTTGCGAGCAAAAGGATATTGCCCGTATTCTTAAACTGTCAGAGGTTACAATTTCCCGGCATGTCACTAAAAACAATCTCCGCCAAAACCGGAGCATGCAGTCTATTGCCAAAAAGACTTCCGAAGAAAATGCCCTGGTTGCACTTGAGCACCAGTCAACCATTATTCGTTTAATGGCCGAAAAGCTTAAGCGCGCCCTGGGTGAAGATCCTAACATGGATGAACTGAAGGCTGCCCTTATTCCCAAAGGCGAAATTGATGCCCTGCAGAAGCTGTTCACTACTATTAAAGGTAAAGAACTGGAATGGTCGAATGTGGTGAAGATCATTCGTGAATTTACCTCCTGGTTAAAAGACCGCGACATTGATTTGGCACAGGACATTATCGATCATGCCGACGACTATATTAACGATAAGCGGAGGTTAATGTCATGACAGGTATAATGCGCCTCAAAGAGCGGCAGGAATATGAAGCCTGGCTAAAGGAAAAGGCAGCAATAAAACGCCTCAGTCCCGAAGCCCGTGAAAGCGAACAGGCTAAAAAGAACCGTATTGCCGACCTGCTTAAACCAGGCAACGAAACAAAGTTCTTTAACTATTACTTCAGTCATTTAATTGATTGCGATTTTGCTTATTTCCATAAACGCGACTGCAAAGAGGTTGCTGCAAATAAGGATATTTTTGCAATGATGGAGTGGCCGCGCGAACACGCCAAATCAATCATTTGGGATGTTATGATGCCAATGCTCCTGAAAGCAAAAGGCGAATTAACCGGAATGATGGTAGCTTCAGCAAACCTCAATAAAGCAAATATGCTGCTGGGTGACATTCAGGCGGAGCTGATGTTCAATAAACGGTACATTTCTGATTTTGGTGAACAGTACAACCAGGGCAAATGGCAGGATGGGCAATTTACTTCAGTTGATGGCATTGGTTTTTGGGCATTCGGTCGCGGGCAATCGCCACGCGGTACCAGGGAGGCAGAAAAACGGCCAAACTATGGAGTATTCGATGATATTGATGACGCTGTTTTGGTAAGAAATGAGGACCGCGTTAATGAGGTTGTTAACTGGATTCTTGAAGACTTTTACGGGGCTATGCCAATTACAGGCAGCCGCTTAATTGGTGTTGGTAACCGTACCGGCAAAAAATCGGTTGTTGCTCATATTGTTGGCGACATTGAACCCGACGACCCGAAACGCGAAGGCCTGTATCATTCCAAAGTATTTGCCCTTGAAAATCCACGGACACATAAAAAAGACCTTGGACCAAAAGGAGCGCCTGCATGGAAACGATATACCCGCGAAATGATTCTCAAAAAAATGAGGAAAATGGGGTGGCGCCGTGGTCTTAAAGAATTCTTTCACGAACACACTATTGAAGGCAAAACTTTTAAGGAAGAGCATTTGCCCTGGGTTGATGTTTTGCCCTTGAATCTTTACGATGAGCTGATAACTTATAACGATCCAAGCTACAAAAAAACAATGACCTCCGACAATAAGGCCATTATGCTGATGGGTAAAACCGGAAGGTATTTTGATATTATTGACTGCTTCAACCGCCAATGCTCAACCGCTGAAATGGTACGCGGCCATTATGCACTTGCAAGCCAAGTTCCGGATAACCTTAAAATAAAGCACTGGATGGAGGCAAACTTCATTCAGGATCTAATGCTTGAAGAGTATTGGCGCTATGGTGAAGAAAACCCGCCTATGCTCAGGATAAGAGGAGATAAACGCAAAAAGCCCGACAAAGAGGTCCGTATTGAAAACCTGACTCCACTTACTGAGCAATGCTTCATCCGTTTTAACCGGGCACATAAGCAAAAGCCTGACATGATTGAAACCCGCGATCAGTTTTTGGGCTTTCCTACATCTGGAGTAAAAGACGATGGACCCGATGCCGTGGAAGGTGGCGTTCATAAGCTCGATAAAAAGAAAGCCAAGCGCGGAGGCGATTCACAAGGCATGAGAACCGGGCAGTTTTCCCGGACCGATATACGTTCAATTTTTTAACCAAAATTCTATTAAAATGGCAACAAAAAAAGCTACTACAAAAAAGAAACTGGAAGTAAAACACTTTCAAACGCCCGACATGCTTGTTGAATTCGTGAATGAAAACGAAATCACAATTGTTAGCATTGTCCCGTTCGACCGCTTCCAGGCAATCTACTACAAAAAGTAACCAGGTATGCAATTCCTTACAACAACTGACTTAACGGGCATCATTGGCAGCAATACGCTTGCACAGCTCAGGGGTGCTGCCGATGCCAACCTGGAAACTGCAGAAGACCTGGCACTATCGGAGCTTGACCCGCTCAGGGCAAACTACGATATTGATGCCGAACTGCTGAAAACAACTACAAGCCGTAACGACATGCTTGTGCGAATGCTGGTGCACATTACGGTGTATTACCTGTACAACTCAGTCGAAGATGTTGACATACCGGAGCGGGTTGATGAGAACTACAGGCTGCAGCTTAAAAACATCGAAAAGATTGCAACCGGCAAACTGTCTTCAACGCTCGATGCACTCACTGATGATACAACAGGGCTAACAAAAAGCAATTACAGGTTCGGCAGCGATACAGCCCGCAACCATGACATATTTTAAAATCTACTTAAATGGGACTTTTTTCTTTTCTCAACAAAGAGGCAGTGGCTAAAGCAGAGCCAATCGAAAAATCATCTGCAAAAAAAGGTGGGCGCTATTCCGACCAGGTGAACCTGCCACAGCCCGACCGTGTGCAGATGGAGCTTGGCACCCTGAGAACTTACGTGCAGGATGCAAAAGACACCCAAAACCCGTCATGGACAGAACTGTACCGCATGTACGAAAACACGCTTACCGATGCCGAAGTAATGACCCAGCGCCGTATTGCTGTCAATAAAATGAAAGCTGAAAAGTTTGTCATTTCAAAAGATGGAAAAGAAAATGAGGAGCTGACAGCACTTTTCGAAAAGCCCTGGTTCGATAAGTTTAAAGAGATCTTAATCGATACAGAACTGTGGGGATATCGCCTTGTTGAATTCGGGCAATTCGATGAAGACGGGCAATTTATAGACTGCATGCTTTTCCCTGTTTTCAACGTGTACCCGCATAACCGCAATATCATTATTGAGGCAACCGACACAACCGGCATATCGTATGCCAATGAAGACAAGGAAAAAGGGGAAGTTGTTAATCCTTACGATTTCTTTTTGCTTGAATTGGGCGATAAAAAAAGCCTTGGGTTGTTAGAAGTGCTTACCCGCGAAGTGATAATAAAAAGCTTTGCCCGTCGCGACTGGAACGAGCACAGCGAAAAGTGGGGACAGCCGCGTATCGTAATTCAAACCGATGCCGAAGGCAACGACCTTGCAATAATTGAAAAGGGAGCTGCAAACTTTTCACGCAACGGCTATGCGCTTGTGGGTACTGAAGATGTTGTCAATAAATTTGAAGCTTCAAACAATGGAAGCGGTTACCTTATTTACGACAAAAACATTGATAAGTGCGACCATTATATTGCAAAAATCATAAATGGCCAATACGGTGTAGGTGCTGAAAAAAGCTTTGTTGGTAGTGCTGAAGTCTCTGAACGCATATTGGATGATTTCACCTCAACCCGTTTGCGCGATGGTCAAAACATCGTTAATTACGAACTAATCCCATTTTTGATACATTGGGGTTACCCGCTCGAAGGAGCTACAGGCCGTTTCCCGTCACTCGATGAAAAACCAAAATTGGCAGTGGAACCTGAAAAGGAAAAAGACACTGAAATTAATGATGACGAACAGGAAAGCGAAAACGGCAAAAAAGCCGGCGCTTCATTAAAAAAAAAAGCGCGCTTAGTTACTCCCTGGTAACGGGTAAAAAAGCCGTGGCCGCCGATGAAGATACCCCGGAGGCTGTTTTCAACTTGTATCAAAAACAAGTGCAGATGGGTACACAGGTCGATCTGTCGAAAATTACACCCGACAATCCACGCCTTAAGCTCTTTGACAACCTTCAGGCTGATGCCGCAAAATATGCCCACTTCCGCCAGGCGCAAAAGGAAAAGGAACTTATCGAAGTCCGTACCGACCTCGATAAGCAGAAGATTGAAAAGAAGTATAAAAACTACAGGCAGGTTGAGGAACAAACCATTTTCGCTCACAGTGCAGCAGCTGAACGCTGGATGGGCTTCGAAGAAAATGCCGACATTTACCCTAACCTCGAATACCGTACTGCAGGCGACAGCGATGTAAGGGCCGAACATGCCAAATTGGATGGAATAATACTTCCAATGAACGACCCGTTCTGGAGCGGCCACACACCGCCCCTGGGTTGGGGTTGCCGTTGCGAGCTGGTACAAACCGATGATCCGGTTAATAAAGACCAGGAGAAATACAAAGGCTTTGAAGATACAACGGCTCCAAAAGGCTTCGACTTTAATCCGGGAGTCGAGCAAAAGCTTTTCTCCGACTCAGCCGGGTATTATACCAGCTTCTCAAAAAGCAAGGCCGACGAAATTGCTACAACTGCCCAAGGCTTTTATTACGATTTTACAAAGCAGTATGGCGCCTCACAGGTTGGCAAAATATTTGGCAAGGTAAAAGTTACTAAAGCAGGCATTAAGCAGGCAATTGAACAGCCTCACCGCGACTATACCCTGAAAAACATGCTTCTCGAAAATTTGAAGGGTTTAATTAAAGGCAAAACATTTAAGCCGGTACCAGGCAAAGAAGGCTTCCAGTATGCTCCTTTCAATCTCAACGGAAAAAACAGCTATGTTGTAGTCCAGGAGAAAGCCGGTAAATTGGAATTTACTACAATCAGCGACACTTTAAACTTTTAGTACAGACGCAAAATTTTGCGTCTCAACATATACAATTATGGCAAACAACAACTTTTCTCAAAAACTAACGCAAATACAGCAGAAAGTTCCTGAGTTTGCAAAACGTCTTCCGGGTGTAGCTAAAGTGGAAGGCCTTAAATTTATTGCCGACAACTTCCGCAACGAAGGCTTTGAGCAAAAAACGGGCAGTTATAAGAAGTGGCCAAAGCGGAAAATTGAAAAGGCCAAAAAAAAGCTGATAGGCGAAAAGTGGGGAGGCAGCCTTAAACGAAGCTGGCAACAGGATTCAAAAGCTTTAGGAACAAAGGTTGAATTTACAAGCGCATTGCCTTATGCCGATGTGCACAACGAAGGATTAAAAGCCGGAAGGCCTCCTCATTTCACAATGCCGCAAAGCCAGATGATAGGCGAAAGCGAAGCTTTGTTTGATCGCATCCAATCCAAATTCAACCGCATGGCCGACGACATTTTTAAATAACCCGGAACTTTGAATTCGGAACTTTAAACTCGAAACTCGAAACTTTAAACTTTTTTACTATGTTATACGACATTTACACAGCGGTTAAAAACCGTTTAAACACTTCCGACACCGAAAGCGAACTGAAGGGCATTGAGTGGTACAACGTGCAGTACGAAGGCAGCATTCCAACCACTCCACGGGTGTTTATTGAATTCCCCGAAAAACTAAGCTTCGACCAGGTAAGCAAGCAAATGCGGCGCTCACCTATGCGTGTGCGTGCGCACGTAGTTTCACAAGCCATTGCCGGGGCTGATGGAGCAGTTAGTGATACAATTGCACTCGATCACGAAGATGTTGTGTATTTGGTTCTTGAGGCGCTTGATAAATTCACGCCCGAAAAAGCCGATATTGCTTTAACATCGCCTTTCCAGCTTTCCGGCTGGCAACATTTTCATAAACATAAAGGGTGGATGGTTACGTTTTTGGAATTCGATTGTAAAAAGGTGTTTTAGCTGAGCTGGTGACTTCCGGTCACCTGCTCAGTTCTCAAAACAACTGCAGTTGATTTTTGCTTTCTTCTTCAAGCTGTTTCAGCTCTTTTTCTGCAGGAGTCCGCATGTATTCGTAAAAACAGGAGCGGGAAATGCGGTAAATGGGTTTTATTATATTCTCAAAAATGTGCTTATCGGTACAGCCGCCGTCGAAATTCTTAGAATGTTTTTTGTAAATATTCTGAATATCGATAATTCTTTCCAGTAAATTTCTGCGGTTGTAACTCATTGCGGTTTTGTTACAAATGTAACTTCTATTAACTTGTGTGTCAAGTAAAAAAAAGGACCGCCCTAAAGCAGTCCATTTCTTAGGGCTTGAAATCCAGTTCCTGCCCAGGGCCGGGCAGCATTTCTTCGAGTAATGTACTTGTGTGATAAATGGTGTCTTTATCAAGCGCCTCCTCGTCGCAACAGGCAATTAATCGCGCAATAGCACGAACTGTACAAAAGTACTTTGTTTCATCTCCGGGAATGGTAATGGAGTAAGTTCGGTTTTTACGGTTGAATTCAATCATTGTACATTCCCTCCTTCATTTTTTTTGTCCATTGGTTCTTCTGTATTTTGGTTAAGTAACAAAAAACGGCAAGGCCGCTTAGGTGTGCGTTACAATTCTATGCACAAATGCAAGAATCAGCTCAGCCGTTTCCAGCATGAACCACCTTACAGCCTTGCTTTATCTGATTTTACAGAATTGACAGGGCCTACATTTGTGCTAAAAAAGAATTGTAACGCGTGGGCAATGTATAAAAAAAAACCGCTGCTTTTACAACAACGGTCTTTTTAGAAAAATTCTAATTTAATTACATTTTATAGTTCCATAAACTATTGCTTTGGCTTGCTCCTCAGTTGGTAACATTGCCTGTAATAATTGCAACAAATGGTAATTGTTGCGTTCCATCTCAGGGTCTTGTGCCTGTATAATATCAATTATGTCGTGCATTGTTTGCACATAGCTGCTTGCAGGCAAATTTGAGGCTACGTTTACAGTAAAACCTTTTTTATTAAAATTAACCATTGCTCTGCCCTCCAAAATTAAGTTCCAACTGGCGGTTGTTTAATATGCGGCTGCCACTAACCAGCAACTGCAAACCAAGCTGATTGGTGAACCACGAAGCATTCGTGTTGCCAAAAACCCAAATCTTTTTAGCCAACTCCTGCTTTTTGTTAAGTTTTCGTGCAGATTGTGTGCTATCGGTACGGCTTCCAATTGCGCGGTGTATATCGTTAACTGAAAACCACACTTCGCCTTCAATCTCAATAAAACGAACCGGCAAACCGTTTAATTCGCGGTTAGAATACGGAACATCGCGGGCATCAAGGTATTCACCCGCCTTTTGTTTTGCTCCATAATAGCCCTGCTTACGAATTGCAGGCAAAACTTCAGCTGTTACCCACTTGCGGAAAGCTTTGGCCTCTGGCTTATTGCTGCGCATTACAAGGGTGTAAAAACCGCTTTCATTAATAAGCCACATTTTTCTGTTTTGACCTGAATGGAGAATTTTTCCGGTCAGCTTTTCATCTTCGTCTAATGGTTCAACTGCTCTTCGAACATCTTCCAGTTCAAGAATTTGGCAAACATCCTTAGCAACCAACCAAGGCTCGTTTTCTACAAGAAGGCTTCTAACTTCTTGTTTGTTGGAGGAATATTGAAATACCTCCGGTGTAAAAACTTCTTTTGATTTTTCCATTTGTAGTACATTAAATGGTTAAAAAGAACACTGCCCGCTTTAGGTGTGTACTACAATTTATCGCGGGGCGATAAACCAGCCTCAGCTTTCGCATTTGGCCACCAATGGCAGGCAGTGCCTTTATTTTGTTTAAAAAATCTCAGTGTATTTTGCCCCTGAGTATAAATTGTAGTACAAGAGCAAATCTATGAAATGATTTTTATAATACCAAATATTTATTCGAAAACCTCTATTTCAATTAATTTGCCTGAATAATAAAGGCTTACATTTTTACCGGTTGTTGTGGTACCGTTAAACTCTACATCAAATATTTCACCGGCTTTAGAAATACAAAAATTGCCTGAGTTAAGCTCATGTGTTAGTAGCTCTTTGTCTGCATCAAAATCAATAGTTATCATTCCTGGAAAATCCCATGTAGCCTCGTAGCAATTATTGCCTTCGAGCCTATAATCAAAATTATTATAAGTAGAATCAAGGTCAAAGTTAATGAAGCTTGCACCTTTTACTGCCTCCATGTTGTGCTCAAGATAATTTTGCTTGCTTAATTCTGTATCAATTAATAATATATGAAACGTCGTTCTGTCCTGGTTCCAGTGCGAAGTTTCAATAACGCCGCTTTTAATTGTAAATTGGGCATTGTCAAAAGTCATCAGGTTTTTAAGTTCAGGAGTTTCTTCTTTATCGCACGCTGCAAAAAGAATAATAAATACAAAAAGTAGTTGAGTTAATTTTTTCATTGCTGTTGATTTTATGATTATAAATAATTTAATTTAAAGTTACAGATTTTTCTGTACGGTTGTATCAGTTTATCCTGAAATTTATCCTAATAAATCAATTAACTTTTTGTTCCGGATAATCTTTTCCCGGTTCTCCTCCATCCATTTAAAGTCGGAGAATTCGCCTGAACGCGGGTTGATGGCAGCAACCTGTTTCGCTTTTTCATTCAGCCACAGCCTGTCCTTTTCAGCCTGCTGGTCTTCCTGGTATTCGTTATATGCTTTTAACCCGCTGCCCATAATTTATTAATTTACTGGATTTTCATTTTTTGGTTGCGTTTTACCGGCTGCCCTGGCACAACCCAGAACGAACAGAATGAAAGCAACTGCAATTATTCCAATTATTATTCCAAACATACTTACTTGATTTTTGGTTTTTTTGTATCGGTGATTTAACTGTTAAATACTGTTTATCGGTATATACCACCTTTTATCAAAGTTGAGCTAAATCAAGTTCGCTCTAAATAGCTTGAATTTTCGTTATAATGGTCCTTTTGCTTACTTAGCGTTCCATCCTTTTTCTCCTTTTTTAAAATTGGTTTTACGTTACCCTCATAAGTAATTTCATACCCATCGACATAAGCAAATCGCTCCTTATGCTCAGTTACTCCTTCCTTGCCCCCGCCTAACGAATAGTATTTATGTGGCGGGGTAACAACTTTAACGCGCTCACCAATTTCGTATTCGGCGTTTGATTCTATATACTCTCTTTTTAATTCTGCTAACCATTCCTTTTCGGCTTGAATTTTAGCTTCTGTTTCTTTTTTGTTTTGTAAATAATCTTTCTTATCCATAACTATTCTTAATTAAAATTTTGGTTCACCTTTGGGTTCAAGCCTTCCTATTTTAAAAAGGCTCTCTTTGCACATAATGCTTAAAACAGCCCCCAAATTCATACACAGGTTCATCGCAGCCTTTAACTCCGCATTTATGCCTATTGAGCGTAACATCCTTTTGAATAGGCTTCCTTTCCTGGTAAATCGCCACAAGTACAAGTGCCATCGATGAACAGCAAGCCGCTAAAATAATACCCACAAAACCCATAACTATCAGTAAATTTTCCATAACATTCAATGTATTAAATTCAACTATTCCGACTCTTCATCCTTACCTATGCAACCTTTATTGCTGCAAATAGATACGGGTTTCTTACTTTCACCATCTAATTGCCTGTCGAGGCTCTCAACCATCGCAACGGCCACCGCTGCAACCTGGATGCACTCTTTGCGGTACTTCATAATTCGCTCAATCTGGATGTTGCGTTCCAGTTCTGTTTCGGTTTCATAGGGGTTAATGAGTCCGTTGCGGAAGTGGAAATCAACGCCATTGCGTGCTGCTTCGCCTACCTCCTCAGTGAATATGGCAATCCATTCAACTGCCGAATGGTTCTGTTCGCCCCACTTGCGGTTCTGCCTTGCTCTTTCCTGCTGAACCTCGTTTAATATGCCTGCTGTTTTATTCATAGCGGTAAAATGTTATTGAGAAAAATAATAATCCAAGTGTCATTGCATGAAAATCGCCATTCTCATCGCTGCCATAATACATATGAAAGCCTATGTCCATTTCATCCGGACCATTGAAAACGCCTTCAATTGCTCTTAGTTTCATCGTATTCTCCTCCATCTTTCGCGACCATTTTCCCGACGCTGGTAAATTGCTTTTTCTTCGACATAAACATCAAATTCAAAATTTTCGAAACGGAAGGCAGGAGGGTTTGCACCTATCAATGAATCGGTGCAGAGTGGCAAATCTGTTTTTGCAACAATAAAAGAATCGGTTTCGGCGGTTGTATGCAGTTTATCCTGCCATACCATACGGCCACTTTCAATAACTGTGTGATACCCGGTTCCAACCAGGTTGCCCGGAGAACATGCTGCCAGGACTAAAATGCTGATGATAAATAATAGTTTTTTCATGATTGTTTTTTTTTAATTGTCTGATGTTTCAGGAATGTTGTGATGCTGGTGCCACGCCTTGCTGTACGCTTTTTTTGCGCTCTTTTTAAAGTTTGCCTCCAGTGCGTGCATCTGCTTAATAAGTTCGTCAAGCTCCTCGAACGTGTATTTATTGAGGCGCTTTTTTAGGATGCTGCTGTTTTCCATAAAGGAATTGAACTTTTTAAAATCCTTCCCCTCATGTATGCCACACCTTTGGGCTATGGCAAGTACTGTAGATCTTTTCTGCTTGATTGCAATAAGCAACATGGCATTAACCGTGTTTTTAGGGTTCTGCCTGAAATGGAAGTCGTTTTCGAACTTCCACACCAGGTCGTCAACTTCGGTTTCGGTAAGGTCCTTGCTGCTTTCGGTGCGGCCATTGGTCCACGCATGCACAAGTGAGTGGCGGGTTTCGTCGTCGAACCCGGCTTGTGTAAGTAATGCCATCAGGCGGCGGTGTTTTGTTGCTACTACTGCCATTTTAAACACTGTTTAATTGTTTTTTAAATACTCCTGAACATCCTCGAATTTGGTTGCAAAGTCCTTATCGGATTCCGACAGGTTTTTTACTGTTTTACAGGCATGCAACACAGTGGCATGGTCTTTATTGCCTAGCTGCATTCCAATTTGAGCCAACGAAAGCCGTGTGCGCTTTTTGTAGAAATACATTGCAATTTGACGGGCTTCAACCACTTCACGTTTCCGGGTCTTTTCCCTGAAATCCGAAACGCCTAATACATGCGTAACCGCCCTGTCAATTTCATCTGTAGTTTTTTGCGACACCTTTACCTTTAGCTCACGGTTTTGGAGCAATAGATCGGGCATGGCGTAGATCGATGCTTTTATACCATTGTTTTTCATTCTTCCGCTTTTTGAGTTATTTCATCATAAGCCGCAACCCAACCCGGAAAGCCTCCCAGGTTGCGGTCGTCAACATATATATCGGCAAATATTTTCCGGCTGTTGTCTCTGTGTTCAGCCACATTGCATGGGCTGTTGTCGTTAACCCGGTGAAATTTTATGCCCTGTTGAAGCATCCAGTTAATTGCTTCAAGCAGTTGATCGCCTGTACGGCAGGTGTTAATAATAATGTAGTGACCTTCCTCATACAAAGCGTTGATGTAGGTCAGGGCATTGGGTTGCAGCCCGTCAATTGCCGGGTAAGTGCCCCGGCAAATGGTTCCGTCGAAGTCGATAGCTAAAATCATAGTTTAAAATAATTTAGGATGAAGTAACTCAGGCTGTGGCTTTGTGGAGGTTCCGGTAAGGCGGGCCACTTCGGCATCAACCACCAGTTCGGCTTTTTTTGCAGCCTGCAGCGAAAGCGGGTCGCGGTACTTAAAGTAATTTTTTTGAAACTTGCGCATTTCGCTTACCAGGTTCGCAAGGTCGGTAATTGACTTACCACTCTCAAGGTGCTGCCTGATCTGATTGTTTTGTGACAGGGTATTCATCAGTTCGGTGTTTCGCTGGTGTATGGTAAAACCTCTACAATGGAAGACAATGCCACCGACTCAACTTTGCATTTTACCACAATGTCATCCATTGTTTTTTCAAACTGAATCAGGGCTTCGGTAATGTCGTCGGCAAAAGTTAACCAGGTGCTGTTAATTCGTTTTTCACGGCCATTTACTTCATCAATTGAATTGTATGAAATTTTTGCCTTCCAGCTCCATTCCCCTTCATCTGTCAGCACGTTTTCAATGCGGCTTTCGGTAATGCCTTTTACCTCAAAGTTGAGAAGACTGCGTTCATCAGCCTCTTGTGTAATCCTGGCTTCCGCTTCGGTGAACGAAACGGCATCCACCAGGTAGGTTTCAATAACTCTACGTTCGGCACCGCTTTCGGTAACCTTCGTGTACTTCAATTTTACTTCAAAATAACTGTTCATTGCTGTTGATTTTTAAATGAAAAAATTAGAATTCTTTATATAAAGCTGCTGCCTTTTCATCGGTAAGAATGCGATAGAGCGGGGTGGTTTTGTTGTGCATGTAAGGCCTGGTAAGTACCTGGAATTTGCCTTTTTCGGCATCTTCACCCATTGTTGATTTCAGAAGTTCGCGAACAATTTTCACTGAACTCAAGCTTACTACACCGCTTTTTGCATAGAAGCAAAGGGGTAAACCTTTTTCAGAATCGGTTTTTTCGATGTACCAGTCGCCAGGGCTTTCATAATCCTGGTGAATTAAAACCCGGTCGCCTTTTTTTAAACCAATTTCACTGCAAAATGCCTGGCTAAAAAGAACAGTACCTTTTATATTTACCGTAACAGTTGCCTGCTTGGTGTAGGTGTGCTGGCGGCGTGTGCTTATATCAAACGTTCGTAGTTTCATTTCAGCTCCTCCATCTTTTCAGCAGTTTGCCGGTACCTGGCAGAGCTGCTTAGTTCCGAAACTTCGCCCTTTTCAATGCGATCAAATTCATTCATCGTTTTCTTAAAGTCGCGGATACACAGGCGCAAAACCCATGAGGCTCCTGCTATAAGTGCCATAATTGTCAGAATTGCAATTGTGATTTCGTTTTCCATGATTATGATATTTTAGAGTATTTACGGTTTTCTCTCTGCCAGCCTTTCAGCTTTTTTCTGCCAGGAGCATAAATGGCTTCATAACCCCAAACTGTCATACCAATTACATACCCGGCTGATTTTACAACCTTGCCGTCATTTCTTCTTTTGGTTAAATAGTTTTTCCTTGCTCTTTCAGCCCTGCGAAACATTTTTGGTGTGGTTTTTATACCCTCTACACCAGCTCTTTTTACCGGAGATTTCTTAGCTCTTTTCTGAAGAACCTTTTTTGATTCATTCATCTGTTGGTCAATTTTTTGAATTCTTGAACCCTGTTGTTTTCCATACCTGATTTTTTATGATTTTTATTAATGTTAATTCGGTTTTATACCACGTTTGGTCAAAGTTGAACCATTACATTGGGAACTGTAATCGTATATTTTTGACTGAAAAGTCAGTTACAATTCGGTTGATTCTATCTTCTGTTAGTAAACTCGGAACAGTCCATTGACCTTCTTTATAATCAGAAAATTGCAACTCATATTTTGCGCCCCATTGTTCCATTGCTGCTGTTAAAAAGTCCCGTAATGCGTCCTGTCCTAAATTTAAGTTTTTATTACCCATTATATTGATTTTAAAATTGTTAATACTTAGAATTGTAAAAGTTGACCTATTTTAATCCCGCATTAATCATTGCTTTCTTTACTTGCCCCCACGTATAGGTATCATTTATATACTGTGGATTTAGAATATCTTCAATAGTGGTTATTGATTTTAAAACACCTGTTTTTTCAGTCGCTTGCACTGCCTTTTCTGATTGGACTATTCTCGGAGTTTCGTCAGCATATTTAGGAAGTATAGACTTTGCTCTTTCAAGCCTTTCTATGTCTAACTTTAATAGCAAGTCTTTGTTGTTATTGTTCAGCCTACTTAGTGATCTTATCAGTTCTGCACAGCTTTCAATTAATTCGCTTGCGGCTTGTGGTGTAGCATTTTCGACTACATTAATAATCTTCCCAGCATTTAACTCTTTTAGCATCAATTCACATTCACGCCTTGCTGCATTAAATTCATTTGAAAATCGTCTATAACTTTGGCGTGCATGATAGCCAAATTGTTTGTCCACACTCTTGTCAAAATACTCCATTTCAACCTTTTTTAAGTGTGCAATTCGTTGTTCTAAATATTCTTTCATTTGTTCGTTATTATTGATTTATACTATAAATTTTCACAATAGTATTTTTTACTAAATCGGCTATTTGAAGTTTATGTACGCTTTTGTCAAACAGTCCATTGCATATGTTTTCAGCTTCTTTTAATGTTTTGAAACTTTCAACATAGTCCCAACAATTAAATAAGGGACTATCTTGCTCAATGCTTAGTTGCACCAAGTATCTGTGTCCTTCTTTTATGTTTTGTTCCATTTGTTCATAATATTGATTTTAAAAAACACACAACTTTGAGTTCAAGCCTTCCTATTTCTCTTTGAGGCACGGGCAGGGTTCGAACCTGCAATAACCGGCAGCCATTTCTGCCACCGTGCCAACCGGTTTAACTTAAGCACTACCTTTCTCAAACCGTGTGGCGGAGGCGGGAGTCGAACCCGCAACCGCCGTTTTGCCCCGGTTCAATCAATCACGAAAAACCGGGGCAATTGCTAAATATTAATGCTATGAAAGAACGCCTGGTTGACCTGTTCACCAGTAGGATTATCTTTGCTATACAGCACTCATCGAAAGGGCAAGCCATTGCCACACGCCGTTTTCGTCGAGGTACTTTGCTTTCACGTAAGTTGAAGTTTTCATTGGCCGGTACTGGTCTTGAATGAAGTTCACTGCTTCAATTAGCTCCTTATCGCCTCTTTTGCGGGCTTCAATGCTCAGGTCGAGCACGCGGTTGGCTTTCAGTACACCATCTTTGTTTGGCTTCAGCAGTGCACGAATTATTTCACGGTCCTTTTCATCCTTAATGGTTTCCATAATCCACTTGTTAACCCGGTCGATGCCAACATTTACATCGTCGCCCCAGCGGTCAACCACATTTGAGCCAATTACAACCGATGTTTTACCGTCGCTTGTAGTAAATGTGTGCGATTGCTGAATATTTAGCTGCTCATCGGTCAGGTTATAAACCTCTTTTTTCATCGAAATAAGGCTGCCAAACTGATTGAAAACATCAATCTTTTCAGTCTCAAGCGAAATAGAAATGTGTTTCAGCTTGTTAAAAGTGGCTTTTACCTGCTCATCTTTAAGCGAGTTGTAGTCGTCGCTAAGTCTTTTCTTTGCTTCTTTTTCGGCCCTTTCTTCGGCCTCAAGCTGTTCGCGCAATGCCCGTTTTTGTTCGGGCGTTAGTTTGTCAAATTGAATTTTTTCCATTTTAAGTATTTAATAGTGAAACGTTTTGCTTTTCTGTGGAATACTCTGTTCAAATTCGCCTCTTGCATCAGAGAAAGTTCCTTTCAGCCTTCGCTCGCAGCATTCAATCGAGTTTGACAGTATGTTCTGTTCACGGAAGACCTCTACACTGAACTTTTCTTTAAGTTGCCTTGACAGCTCTTTGTCGCGTTTTTTGAGTTTTTGCAGCCGTTCCTCCAGGTATTGGCGCAATTGCTTGTCCTGTTCTTTGTTTTTGTTCGCCATAGAAGATTTTTTTTAAGGTGAAGTATGGTATTAAGTTGTCGTTAAAGCGGAGCAGGTACCCGAATTGGGTCCGATTTGCAGGTTTCTCGGCCCTGCAGATGCACCAAAGTTGTGTTGCCCACCATGCCCAAAATGCCTGTGAATTTTTGATCTCTGAAAACACCTGCTCCGGGGTCATTCTCCTGAATGCTGAATTACGGAGCATTGGGCTGAACTGTGCATTGAACACCCGCGCGTGACTAATTCGGCCTCTTAACAGTTCCAGGTAATCCATGCCCGCGTCAAACCAAATGCCCTGCATCTGGTCGGCATTTATCCTTAACCGTTCGGCTGTTTTTTTAACCGAAGGGGTTTTCATTGTTTTGTTAATTTGATTATGCATTGCTGTTGTTGTTTTGTTGTTATAAATCATCGTTGTAATAAACCTGGGCGCCTTCCTCCCAGATGGTGTATTCCTTTGTTGTGCCTCCAAAACGGCTAAGGGCAAAAGCCTTATAACCTTCAATGCGGATCTTTACAAAGGCATCGTAACGTATGCTTTTCGCTGTGCTGCCTGCTGGGTTTTTCCCGTCTGCATGCGAAATCAGTATGAAAAGCTTGTTTGGAAATTCGCGGCGAAGGGCCACGTAGTCGCGGTAATTCATTCCGGAATATTGCACGGAATCAATTACCAGTGCATCGGGGCTGCGGCGTTTGCGCAACCGCTCTTTAAGTTCACTTATCGGTTCATTATCCAGCAATATAACCTGGCGCCTTACCTCGTTCATTCCCACTTCGCGGAATGCTTTTTTCATCGATTTTGAAGCGCCTTCCTCCATGCTGTTGTATGCCACCCGGCAAAATGCAGCCAAATATTTGCACAACTGAAGGGCAAAGCGGGTTTTTCCGTTTCCGCTTTCGCCCCAGATAAGCCATGCACCGGCTATTTCAGGTTCACCAACCAGAGCATACCAGGCACCTTCGAACGGAAGTTCATTGAAGGTCATGGTCTCAAGCTGGCTTACAGATATGGCTCGGTTTAATTTCATTTCAAAGAACTAATTCAGGTTTTCGGCTTTCAGTACAAACTCTTTATGAGCCATTACTTTTGCTTTCACTCTGCGAAGGTCATTTTCCGAATCTTCGTAAATCTCTTTTATGGTTTTTGAATCGGTTACACCATTAGCAATGCACACCGCGCGAACATCGGATGAGCCTACACCTTTCAGCTGGATGAACTTGCGGCCACCGCGCGAATAAATTTCAGGGTACCCTTTCTTACCCAACCTGATGCCGCGTTCCATGCGTTTTTTAAGAAATTCGGTGGCAATCATTATAATTGAGCAGTGGTCTTCAAGGTTGTTGTATAGGGTTATGAAGAAATAAAATAGCTGGTCGTTCAGTTTATCGGCTTCATCAAGGAAAATAATGGGGTTTTGCTGTTGTTTGATGTGGTGAATAATAAGCCCCATCATTTCGTACATGGTGTAACCACCTGCATCAATGCCCATGGCCTGAAGCAATTCGCTGAGGAACGTTTTGCGGTTCCAGAAATCGTTGCATTTAATCACATACACGCGCTTGTTGCTTGCTGCAAACTGCTTAATTGTTTCGGTTTTGCCCGATCCGGTAGCACCAGTTATAAAGCAAACCTTTGCAATTGATTTTGAATACTCAAATACCTGTGTAAGCAGGCGGAAATCGCGCGTTTCGGCAACCTGCCACGTTTGGCCGGTGTACCCAACTTGTGAGGCTACATTGCGCCACATTTCGTCACTGATAAGCTCCCATTTGTTGTTCAATATCTGGCTGACTGTTGCGGAGCTAACGCCTTTAATAGAATTTGCAGCCTTGTTTTTGCTGTCGTATCGCTGGCAATAGCGTGCCAGTGATTCTGCAATTTGTTGTTTTTCGAAATCTTTCATGCTGTTGTCGTTTTATTATGTTCTACATTAGATTATACAAGTTGTCGTCCTGTTCGTCGTCTTCGTCAGAAGCCACTACCACGTTGCTCATTGCTTTCTGCAGGCGGCCAAAGTTGTCGGCTGTTTGTTTCCGTTTCCGGTTGATGCCTTTAATGCCCGGAGTTACCAAACCGTTTTGCTCAGGCAATTGATTGTGCTGCCGCTGTATCTCCATCAGGCTTTCGCGCATTTCTTCGCGCAATTCGGCATTGGCTTTGTCAATAGCTGCCCAACGTTCCATTTCGCCCGGTTCCTGCTCTTGTTTGCCCCTGTGAATTGCAACCTTTTCATTGGCTTCGGTTACAAAGCGAAGGCCTTGCGGAGTTTCATCGTACAGGTAAATCATTGAGAAATCCTGTGGATCGAATTTTATCCTGAATTTTTTATCGATGTTTTTAGCAAGCCACTTAATATCTGGCATGCCGTTTGGCAGGGTTACATCGTAATTGTAGCTAACGCCTTTCTCCTGGAAAGTAATTCCATAAGCGCTGGTTGTAACAGGTTTGTCGCGCAATACCCAGAACAGATCCACCATGTCCATCAGTTCAACCTTGGCAGTTTTTGGGTTGCTGCTTTCGCGGTACATTTCAATGCGAGCTTTCCCGGTTTTCGGGTGTGGGGCATTGTTCCATTCGTTGCGGCGCTGAATGTATTTGGCGTGAACCTCTTCCAATGTTGGCAGGTTGTTCTTATTCGCCATTATGAATTCGAGGTTGGCTTTGCTTTCGTCGCGTTTAGTCTGAATGTTTTGGCCTGTAAAAAACCAGTCCTTTTTAAGTATCTGCATCTGGAACCGACCGAAGGCGCTTTCAATTGTTTTCGATTTACCATTATATGGTTTGGTTCGGATCGATAAATGAGAAAGCTTTGTAAGGAAGTCACCGGCTTCCAATTTCTTGTGTCCGCCCTGGTTGTCGTAACTCACCTGGTAAGGCTTATGCTGGCTAACCTGCATTGCCATTCTGAAAGCCGAATACTGAGCAACATAATCTTCAGTGTCCGATATGTGATAGCCCAACATTGTTTCAGAGTAAACATCCATCACCTCATATACCGATGTGGTTTTCATCTGGAAGCGGCCCTGTGCATCGCGCGTTTGGTAGAAGTAGTTAAGCTTCGTTCCATCCGAATACCACAGGCTGTCGCGCATGGTTGGTAAAATGGTTTTGAGCTGGTAAACGAACTTCTCTTTGAATTTCTGTTCGCCGTAGCGTGCAGCCCACCACAAAGGTTTAATGTCCTCCTGGTATAAGAAATGGTGCACCGTGTCGGGGCTTTTCAGCTGCTTCCATTCCTGGCTTTCGGCAAGGCGGTTGTATTCGTCAAACAACTGCTCAGTGGTGGCAATGCGTTCAACCATGCTGGTCCACCGCGAAAGCATCCACACCTTTGCTTCGTCGTTAATCTTCTCAGAGTTCTTATTGCACCAGTTACCGTGAATCAGGCTTTCGTAACCTATACGCTCGAAGCGTGAATTGTCGGTTGAAATAAAACGATTGTAACGGTCCTGCAGGCGGCGGTAGTTCGGAGGCAGGGTGTGTTTAAATTCTTTTTTATCGAGGTTTAAAACGGCATTAGCCAAACGCGGCCAAATGCCTTTAAGTTTGCCATTAATAACTTTGCGCCCGGCTGCCCTGTCAATTATTATATGGTGCAAGGCGTTCAAAATTTCGGCATTGGCCCGGTACTCTTCCTGTGCCGGTTCTGGCAGGTGTTCGCCATTGTCCATTATATAACCCCTGAAATATTTGCGGGACTTTTCGTCGGGCACAATAAAATCCTTAAGGCTACTTTGAATAACCGCCTTGTAAGGATCTCTTCCAATTTTTTCGATAATATTTTTTTTGAATCTGTCGGGAATGCTGTCGTATGCAACCAGGGCGGGAGTGTTGAGGCAGGCGCGGCGAACCACGTTAATTTGTTTTCTCCGGTTGAGGTTGTCATACTGCGTTTGGGTCATTATGCTTTCCTTAATAAGCCAACCGGCTTCTACACAAAGTTGATTTTTGTAATATTCCATGCTGTTGGTTATTTATTGGTCCGAATCGCTGTCTGAATTAATCTGGTCAATTGCGTCAATCAGTTTTTTATTGGTGTCTGCAAGCTTATCTGCCATCGCTTTCACCTGTGGGGAGATGCTCCTGGTACCATCCAGCTGCTGCACCACTGTGATGTATGCAAACCCGGTTACCTTAGCTATTAGGCGCATATCGCCGCGCCTTAGTAAATGCTTGCGTTCGTAAGGTTCGCCGTATTTTTTTACCTTGCTACTTGGTTTTTTATCTTTATTTTGCAT